GTGTATCGAATATCCGAATTGGCAACGAAAGTAGGACTGTCGCGATCAGCGTTGTTGTACTACGAGAAGCTTAAATTGATATCAGGCAAGCGTCTTAGTAACGGATACCGAGCTTATGATGAAAGTGATGTGCAGCGTATCCGCTTAATTCAGCAACTCCAGCTGGGAGGTCTAACACTGGCGGAGTGCAAAGCTTGTGTTGAATCAAAGATTGATCAAACTCTGGTTCGTAAGCGGTATAACGAATTAGCGAATGAGATTGAAGAAAAAAAACGCTCACTTGATCTGCTTGGAGCACTTGTAGGTAGAACAAGCCAAAAAACGTGGCATGAAAAGTTACTTAAAGAAGCTCCAGATGCACATTTAGACTGGTTAAGAACACAAGGCTTTGAAGAAAAAGAAGCCCTAAGAATTAAATGGTTGTCAAAAGATATGAATGATCACGATATTTATATGAGTGAATTTTTAAAGGTATTTGAAACACTTGAACGCTGGGGGCCTGGTAGTAAAGAGGAAACTTTAAAAGCGTTGAGCTCGGTTCCTTATGAGCCTCAGAATATACTTGAAATTGGTTGTGGAAATGGCGTTTCGACACTGATTTTAGCTAAAAATACTAAGGCAAATATTCTTGCTACTGATAATGAGCAATCAGCGCTGGATAGGCTTGTTTCCGCTTCGAAAAAAGAAGGATTATCAGACCAAGTTTCTACTAAGTGCATTAGCATGACGGAGCTCGATTTTGAAGCTGGAAGTTTTGATCTTATTTGGGCTGAGGCGTGTGCTTATGTAATGGGGGTTGAGAGTGCGCTTAAAAAGTGGAAAAAATTGTTGGCCGATAACTCCATACTTATGCTTAGTGACTTAGTTTGGCTAAGCGACAACCCTAACGATGAATCCAAGGCTTTCTGGAAGAATGAATATCCAGATATGCAAACTGTCGAGGTTCGAAAGTCACAGATTGAAAAATCAGGATATAAAATCATTGATACTTTCACACTCGACAATAGCGCTTGGTCAAATTATTACGAACCCTTAAAAGTTCGCGCAGACTCTCTGAAAGATCAAATGAAAGGCTCTCAAGCGCTTGATGATATTCGTTATGAAGTTGAACTGTATGAAAAATACCTCGGTGAGTTTGGGTACCAAGTATTTGTTATGCAGAGAGCTTAAGAAGGCTGTCTACAATCGATCAATCTAAGAGTTTTTGCCGCTGCTCACTCCACAACCTAGGCGGATCCACGGCCAGATCAAACAAGGTCACGGTCGGCGGCAGTTGGTCGTCAAGAATGGCCTCAACGATATCTGGCGCAAGCGTAGTCAGGTTAACCATTCGGCTGACGTAGCTGTTGTCGACGCCTTCTTTTTCTGCAATTTCCCTTAGGGATTTAGCTTGGCCGGTTTCCAGCATAGCGAGCCAGCAATGGCCGCGCGCCAGAGCCAGCTGCAGTGGTGTTGGATCAGTATCCCATGGCCTGGGCTCATGGGAGGAGCCATCAGGTAGAGTGATAAGCTGTCGGCCGCTTCGGCGCTTTAAGTTGATAGGCACCGAAATACTGAGTTGGCCATTACTGGCTTCAACAACGCTTGAGTCACCTGACTGACTCAATTCTATTTTAAAGCCGCTACCTTTGTTGTTCACCCCATCCTTGGGGTTCACCGCTTCGCGGCCCGCAGAGCGGTCCAAGTTATTTCCAGAAGAATTTGTCATGCGACCTCCTGTTTGGCTGAGTCAGTAATTTCTAAGGCAAGTCGTTCTATACCATTTTCCCAAAGGCGAATATCAATATTGTCTGGCTTGACGATGATTTTTTCGACCATCAATTTAATGATGCGAGATTGCTCATCAGGGAATAATTGCTCCCAAACGTTATTGATCTTGTTAAGCGCGACGGTAACTTGGGCTTCATCAATATCGTGGTCTTTCTCCTGTACGATAGATGCAACCTGTTGCGTAACGGGCGGTGCCTTGAGAATTCCTCTGATTTGTTCAACTACAGCAGATTCTAGCTCGGCTGCAGGAATTCTAGGTAAACCTGAAGCGCCTGAATATTCCTTAGTATCGCGAGTGCTAATGTAGTATCGATAACGTCGGCCACTCTTTTTCTTAGTTGAACTCCAAGTTGCAAGCGCTCGGCCATCTTCGGCGAATACCATACCTTTCAGAAGGAATGGTATTTTAGCGCGAGTATAGTTGCCGCGCTTATGGCCATTCACTGCGAGTATGGAGTGAACATCGTCCCAAAGTTTTTGATCAATTATGGCGTCGTGCTTGCCTTGATACCATTGATCTTTGTGCCTGAGTTCTCCGAGGTAAGTGCGATTGTGCAGTAGCTTATAGATAAGGCCTCTGTCGATTGGTTTGCCAGGGCGGAAGCGCCCGTCTTGAGTTGTCCATGATTTGCTGGTTGCGCCTTCTAGTCTTAGCTCTTTGTACAATAGTGTTGTTGAGCCAATCTCTGTAAACCGTTTAAACACCTGTTGAATTAATTTCGCTTCTTTTGGATTAATGACCAGATGTCGGTCTTTTACGTCATACCCCAGAGGTGGGATGCCGCCCATCCACATGCCTTTCTTCTTGCTGGCAGTAATCTTGTCTCGAATACGTTCACCCGTTACCTCTCTTTCAAATTGTGCGAATGAAAGGAGAATGTTCAGCATCAGCCTGCCCATAGAATTAGTGGTATTAAATTGCTGAGTGACCGACACAAACGAAGTGTTATGTTGTTCGAACACTTCAATCATTTTGGAGAAGTCAGTCAGGCTTCGTGTCAATCGATCAATTTTGTAAACCACCACGACATCGACTTTGTCATCCTGAATATCTTTAAGTAATCGCTTCATCGCAGGTCGATCCATGTTGCCGCCTGAAAATGCAGGATCGTCATAATCATCCTCAACGGGAATCCAACCCTCAGCTCGTTGACTGGCTATGTAAGCATGGCCAGCATCGCGTTGTGCATCGATTGAGTTGTAATCTTGATCGAGTCCCTCTTCGGTGGACTTTCGTGTATAGACTGCACAGCGAAGTCTTTTTTTGATTTGTTCTGACATTATTTTTTACCCCGCTTTGTTTTCTTCTCATGGTTTTCTTTTCTCAAGCCAAAGAACAATGGTCCAGACCATCGGGTGCCAGTAATTTCTCTGGCGACAACCGAAAGGCTTTTATAAATCCGGCCTTCAAATTCAAACTGTTCGTCATGGGTGACGGTTACCTTGTGTTCCTTTTCTTGATAGATGCGGCTTAGAACAGTTCCAGGTATGGGTTTTGGGTATCGATCCCGAAGAGGCTTTTTGCCTGTATTTACGATGGCATTAATACGCCGATCGTTTTTGTCGGCAAAGTTTTGATGTGCGCGCCTAAATTCGACTTCTTGCAGTCGAAAAGCTAAGCGCTTCTCTAGGAAGGATCGAATATGGGTTGGTGGTTCTTTGCGATAAAGTTGTCGCCACAATGATTTAATTTCGTCCATTGTCATATCTGATAGTTGGGCTATTTGCGCAACTGCTGACGATGATGGTTCGAATATGATGTTTGAGCTCATTTTTCCTCCGAAGTGTTGGCGTTCTCTGTTTCACCATGAACGCTTCGGTAGGCAGACATAGCAAGTGAAACATTGCTATCTGAGTCCAATAATTGTGCCTTTTTTGAATGGGGAGCTCTAAGCCTTATTATGCCTTGAGCGATGATGTTAGCGACCTCATGAACGCGTTGCTCGGGGGTCATTCTGTTCGGAGATAACGGGTTTTTTTGTTGCATTTGCTTACCACTCTTAATGTTCAAAATACTGTTGAACATTCTGTGTTTAGAGTGGCGAAATGGCCATCAGGTATATGCGGGCTTATGCGTAAGTGATTGGGGGGTTACTAAAAGCTTAAATAATAATGGGTGTTAATTCTTCCAGAACGGAAGACCTTAACTTGATGACATCTTTATCGTTGAGGGTTTTATCCCGTTCAATTTTGTCGAGGTATACATGAATTGCATCAACCAGCTTAGGGGATGTAACCAATTCATTGTAATCGGTTATAAGTGACTCAAAATGATTGAAACTTTGTCTTTGAAAGCGGTCTTTATATTCATCAATCATCGGTCCTTTTGCTTCATGACCGGTAAACGGATCCAGCATTTTAGGCATGTAGACGATATTCCAAGGAGCGGTAAATGCGAAAATGTTTTTGGTTCTGCCAAAAATATGCGAGATTTGATAATTCTGGATTGGCTCATGTTTACTGCTTTTTGTCTTTGAGTATCCCGTTAAGTCTCTGATTAATTTTGTTGGTTGAGCATTATTGGTTGGATCAACGGTAACTTGATTGTTCGAAAGGACATCAGCATAGAATGCTTGAAATAAATGTGTACCGTTTGAATTTCGTCCAAAGCCGCGAATAAATACCTGCTGGTTGTTTTGAATTCTATGCTTCAACTCTTGCCAAGCCACTTCGGCCTTATCCAAAGGGGCGTAAATGGTTTCACTTAGGCCGAATTCGAAAAATTGGTCTTTCGAAATATAGCCTTGTGAGAAAAAGCGTTCGTAGGAGTCTCGCATAATGGTTAGTAGGGATTCTGTCCGTTGTTAATAAAGTTAGTGTACGAATCCGTAAGCAGCTCATCATCTTCGCTGAAATCACCTGGGTCGCTGTATCCGCCTGCATCATCTAGAACAAGGATGGTTAGGGTCTTACCGTATTCCTCAGAGTAAATGCTGTGTTCGATAACTTCTTCGCCGGGAAACCAAATATCTGGCCCATGCCTGACGCCATTCCTAGCTTCTGCTGAATACTGCTCTTCCGCGGCTAACGATAATGCTGGGATTTCAACACAGTTTTTCTTTGTGGCGAAGTAACGGCCAGAGCGAAAAGCGCTGTTGCTCGATTTTGACCAATGCATAAAGCCTTCTTCAGACAGCAGGCCGATAGCGCGTTTCTTTGTGAAATCGAGCCACTTTAGCACTGCCGCAGTTAACGATACGCCGTAGCGATTAGCACAGTGCTGTATTAGGTCGATACTAAATTTTTGACCGTCGGCTTGTGCGCGAAAGTCGTGGTTAGGCATCAGTAAGTTGGCGGCGAAGGCATTAGCTTCTGCTTCGATATCAATACCTTGTTGGTTTTCGTCTAGCATGTCTTCTTCGCCACATTCGAACTTGGTTTTGTTCAATGCTTGCCGGTGAACCATGTAGTGGCCTAATTCATGTGCGAGAGTGAAATTTGTTCTCCCTGGATGGACGACGTCGGTGTTGTAGAAAATAGCCCATTCGTCTTTGGCGTCATGTTTGACTAGCATTCCATCGATCGACGAGCCCATGCTACCGCCATTAACTGCAGTAATTGGGTCTTGGTTAAATGATGGCGTGAGGTCTTTTGCCACCATTTCCACATTAACAGGAAATCGAACAGGCTCGGGAAGCGCCGTATCTAAAAGCCGAGTAATTCGGTTGGCTTCCTTGTGAGGGGATTTTTTCTCTGACACTACTTCTTGCTCCATGCGTCTATCATATCCATTATTCGATCTTGGTCCCCTTTGTCGAGTTGTCCCAGTTTCCGGTAAAACACTTCTTTTTCTAGATCGTCAGAGACTTCTGTTTGTGTGTCGTCAATCAGATAGTCAGTTGTAACATCCAGTGCTTTGGCTATAGCGGCTAATTTTTCGGCAGATGGGCGTTTTACGCCTTTATTTTCAATCTCCCAGATATAGCTTTTTCCTGATCCTATTTTCTCCGCAAGTTGTTCTAATGTAAGGGATTTTTCTTTGCGAAGCTCTTTAATTTTGGCCCCTAATACGTTGGCCACGGCATTGCCTCCTCAGTGAATGATGTAAAAAGTTCATTATAGACTTACTTTTTTTACTTGAAAAGAAATATAAGCGCCCATATTATATAAGTTCGCTATCTTGAACTTTCTGTAGTTGAATGCCGAGAGTTTGCCGTTTATCACTTATATTGAGGAATTGTGCTTATGCCAATCGTTCGTAACTTCGTTAACCATGCTTCATCTCAGGGATTGAAGTCATACTTTTCTGCCAATGACGGTTTTGATCTGGTGGACTGGTCACAAGAGCAGCCGGAGGTAGCCAGCAAGGTTATCGAGCTGTATGACCATCAACCTGCTGATGTGCAAATTCAAATCACGCTTGATCTGGAAAGAATCAAGCACATGACTGACGAGGTGGGTCAAGCAGCCCTGCTAAGCACATTTCCTGATCCCACTGAGCTCCTCAAGCATGAAACTGCTTCGGAGAGGAGCTTGTGGGTGTTTCAGACTCATCGCGATAAGTTCAGGCAAGCTGAAGATATCCGCTATGCCGATCAATATCGGCATGGCCAGAAATGGTCGGGTTATCAAGTAGAAACATCACTACCGCTGCATAGTGATCAAGTTTCGATGGATATCTTCAAGGGCAAGGTTAAAGAGTTATTTGGCCTGGGAGAGAAAGTGAAGATTGAACTGTTTGACCGTGTTCAACCTGATGAGGAGGGTAACGACATCAGTGTTGTGCAAGTCATGATCTACCAGGAGGGACTACCTGATTCTTACCTTGAGTTTAAAGGTGATGAAGATATTGTTTCTCGCATTCGTCGCCCAGTTTCTGAGCACGCCATTACTTACTCATCCGATACTGGCACTATTGAGGTGGTTGCCTCCAAACAAGAGCGTCGCGATACCATTGCAAAAGCATTCACTGAGGATCTGCTTAAGTTGCCGGTGACAGCAGACAAGGCTCCATTGCGCCGATTTGATTTGATGCCTCTTATGGAAAATAAGCCATTAGATTGGGACCTTGAAGATGGCATTGAATCTGTCCAATTGGTTCTGATGAAGGTCAAAGACTTAGCAGGAGAAGGTCGGGTGCAAATTGAGGTACCTGCTAAAAGCAATGTGGCTTTGCATGTATACGCACGAGAACATTTTGGCGAACAAAATCCCTTGTCATCAGGCGGGTTTGCGCCGGTACAGGCCAAGATCAATATCCGCTTTCACCCTGAAAACGGGCATGGTCGAGGTAAGGTTCTGCCTGTAAAAATCTCGATGCCAAACGGTTGTGATTTAAGAAGCCGAACTGATAAAGAACGGTTAATTGGTGAGAAGTATCTTAAGCGTTGGGGCTTGCTCGAAGAGGTTCAAGAATGAGCGCAGCAGTCACGTTGAGCAGAGGCGCGCTTGCGCTTCTGCTTAAGATTATTAGTACGCCAAAACAACAAGTGGACGCTGAAGACTTATCAATTACCACAGATTTCAAAGAATTGTTAAATACGAGGATGATTCACCCGCTGCAAAACTCTGCGACATCTATCAATGTTGATGGTCAGGACTGTGAATTGTTGCCCTGCCCAAGTGGCTCTGGGTATCGTTATTTCTCTCCGGGTGCTGGTTGGGTGAATGTGGCTACAACCTCAATTGGTAAGTACCAAGTTAGTAATAACCATTTTTTACGGTGTGTTCAGCATTGGCTCGAAATATCGTCTCACCAATCTGTAACAGAATTGGCTAGTGGAATTCTATGGGATCTTGGGGATGTATGGCTCGGCAAAAGTCGTGTTGCGGTATTGTTTTGCAGAAGGGCCTGTTTGGCGCAAACCATCTCTACAGTGAAGCTAGCATTCAGTTCATTTGCTCGTCGTCGCTCAGCTGTGATATTGACTGATAGCGCCATATCTCAAAATGGGCCGCCAATACCAGGTGAGCCATTATGCATAGCATTTCATGACCTTCTTCTGCCTGAGCAGCAAAGTGTATCGACTATCGATAAAGACCTGCTGATGGAGCTACTGGGATATGGTCGTTCTCATCAATCTAAGCGTCCCCCAACATGGTGCTCTGAAGATGGAGGGGAGCTGGTCGTAAACGGCGAGCAATATATATTCACAGGCCTAACGCATAAACGAATTATTCGTCAGCTATTTGAAGCCTGGGAGTCTGGCCAAGAAAAATTGCGAACAGCGGCGGTACTGGAAAATGCAGAATCTAAAGCAAGCGCGCTATCTCAGGCTTTTAGTGGTAAGGATAAGCGTTGGCGGGATGTGGTCGGTTATGGTAACGGGAATTGTTGGTTAAAGGCCGATTAGAAATTCCTTTCGCCATCAAGGCTAATAATATCTGAAAAGCCGCTGCCATTTTCATATCGCTACTTACTCCTTACGAGCTGACCGCGATGGGTGCTTGCGCGGGCCCACAAGATTTTTAGCTTGCCTTATATTTAATGACCAAGGGGCGTATGCTTGGTCTGCGTATCATAATTGCTAAAGCCAGTGATCAGCAAGTTCTTGGACGCTCGAAATGGCCTCGTCCCATTTGGCGGGAGATGGGTGATAGACGAGAGGCCCAATAAATTGATCGTATCGTTCTTGGTGGTGTGCTTGCTCAATTAATAAAGATAGGCCGTATCGCAGCTCGGAGTGTGCATCGTTTACGAACTCTTCGTGCTGATTTCCAAACTGACTTTTGTCGATCTCAATAACTCGCTTAACCATTAGCTTTAAATCGGCAGGTGATGCCATTGATTCGTATATGAGGTGCAGATCATATACGTGCCGAATTAATGTTTCATCGTCTGCCCTGGAATTATCCCGAGCGTGCGATGCAGTCCTGCGAAGGAGCGAAATGAATTTTTCACTGGCAGTCGAGTGCACTGTGACACATGCAATGTTTTGAACCTCACCTGCTTCTTTAAGAGTGCTCGCATAAAGGGAGCTCAAGGAAAGCTCTATTGGATCTTCAAGTAAGTCAGACTCTGTTAAGTCCAGCTGCAAATGCGGTCTTAGTGCATCCGGGGTGTCATGCTCTCTAGGGTATTCAATCAAGAATTGCTGATACTTGCCTTCATTCCGTTTTTTAGGGTCTGCGACAAGCTTGAAGATACCAGAGTCAGAAATGATATTTAGAATAAGCTGATGAATATTGCGTCGTAATTGTCGCTGCTGATTTTTGGATTGCGCCAGAGTAGCTGCATTGGGAATCATTTTAATGTCGATATCTTCCGACATTCTGAAGGTGTTTTGATGAGCTTTGGCTAAACAAGTCCCGCCTGAAAAAACAAGTTGAAAGCCCTCTGGTGTGAGCTGTGATATTTCTTTTAATAGCTGCGTAGCCCAATAGTCCTTTTCAACAATTGCTGGGCTGCTTATGCCCAGCGCATCTGCAATATCAAGAAAAAGGGATGAGTCGACTGTGCTCATTAAGCACGAGCCATTTGAAGCTCGAACTTCTCTGTACCTATGCGACGATTGAAGCGTTCAAAGATGATAACTTCGGCATTTGCTGGGATCTGAGTTGAACCTGACTGGTAATCAAGAACCGACTTGGAAGGCTCCCATTTTACACCTAGTCGAGAAAGCGCTTCTTCTGCTACTTGAGTGAAGCCACCTTTAGCGGCCAGCATAGGTTTACCTGTAATTCTATTCGGCCGAGCCCTGGCATAAAGACCATAACCAACTTTAACAAGCACACCGTCGGAGGTTAGCTGGCGCAATGCCCGGCCAATTTGGTCATACCCTGCCAGCTTCTCAAAGTCAGTACGTAGAAAAACCTCACGCTTCGAGCGCGATATCTTCGTGGCGACCTTTGATTTAAGTGACAAGCGTTTCATGACGGTTAACTCTCTATTGAGAACGATTCTTATACAAACTTAGCAGAATCAAGCCATTAAGTCAATCAAAAATACGACAGTGATGGTTTATAGGGTTTTCTTTAAGTTAATGATAAATAAGTATTATATCCATTTAAGTGTCGTATTTTTGCGTGCAATTTTAAAATCAAATACGTGCGTAATCAAATCTAACCTCACTCCTAACTTAGACCTAAACGGCTCCTAACCCACCGAAGCACATCATTACCTCACGTTTCCGCAACAACCATTAGGAGTGCAACGTGAGTGTAAATCATATGAACCAACGGCAATTAGCCAACCGCTGGGGTGTCAGCGAAGCCACATTGGAGCGCTGGCGCTCTGAAGGCATCGGCCCCGTCTTTCTTAAACTACAAGGTCGCGTTATGTACCGCCTCGAAGACGTCGAGGCCTATGAAAACGACTGTCTTCGCAAGAGTACCTCTGAGCGTGTAGCAGGAGGTGACGCATGAGCCTTTCTCTAGAGCAAGCCCAAGCCATGAGCATCGGCGAGTTAGCAGGTGTGACTGCTGCTGAGTTGATGCGTTTTCAGGCTGAAGCGGCCAACTACCTTCGCAATGCCAAAGAGCTTAAAGACTGGGTCGATGGCGCAATTGCCATGAAATACGAACCCAAAGTTAGTGAGTTAAGAGCTCAACTCGGCAAAGACACCGGAACTGTCAACTTTGATGACGAGGGTGTGCGAGTGTCATCTGACCTTCCGAAAAAGCCTGTCTGGGACCAATCGCAATTATCTGAAATCGCACAGCGAATTTCTGCCAGTGGTGACAACCCAGCTGAATTCTTGGACATCACTTACAAGGTGGCTGAGCGCAAATACACCGCTTGGCCTGAAAACCTTCGAACCGTTTTTGAACCCGCTCGGACATTAAAAACCGGCAAACCCACCTTCCGTCTCAGCCTTGCAAAGGAGCAATAATCATGACGATTTTTACCAAAGAAACCAATTTTTTAGAGGCTCTGCGCAAGAGCAGTTTTTCATTGGAAAGCCTGCCATATGCCATTTCCATTCCTGATGTATCTGACGAAGGAGAACCTGAATCTAAGGCGTTGCTTCTAGCGACCGTTGATGATTTGGCCTTTGCACAGCAGGGTCTGAATAAAGAGCTCAGTCGCATTGTTCAGGAAATGGAATCACTACGCCGAGTGCATGACATGGCTCGAGGCTACGGAGCCAAGGGTGCCGACTATGCGCTTGAGTTTCTGCGTGAATATGGGGAGGTGAAGTAATGGCCTTTCCAATCATTACAGCCGATCAGCGATTGGCAGAAAAGCGCGGGATCAAAGGCTGCATCCTTGGTCCATCAGGCATCGGCAAAACCAGCTTGTTGTGGACGGTCGATGCAGACAAAACCTTGTTCTTTGATTTAGAAGCGGGTGACCTCGCTGTTGAGGGGTGGACTGGCGATGCGATTCGACCGCGCACATGGCAGGAATGTCGTGACTTTGCGGTGTTTATTGGCGGCCCAAACCCTGCGCTACGGGATGAGCAGCCATACAGCCAAGCACACTATGAAGCAGTCTGCGCTAAATTCGGTGACGTTAGCAGCATTGATAAATACGACACGGTGTTTATCGATTCAATAACTGTCGCAGGTCGCCTTTGCTTGCAATGGTGCAAGGGACAACCTCAGGCGTTCAGCGAACGAAGTGGCAAACCTGATACGCGTGGTGCTTATGGTCTTCATGGGCAAGAGATGATTGCTTGGCTGACTCATCTACAGCACACTCGTAATAAGAATATCTGGTTTGTTGGCATCCTCGACGAAAAAGTCGATGACTTCAATCGTAAGGTTTATTCACCACAGATTGATGGTTCAAAAACGGCTCTAGAGCTGCCAGGCATCGTTGATCAGGTCATCACACTTGCGGAAATTCAAAGTGATGATGGCCAGAAATATCGTGCCTTTATTAACCACACCCTAAATCCCTATGGCTATCCAGCTAAAGATCGTAGTGGGCGACTTGATGTTATCGAGGAGCCACACCTAGGTCGACTTATGGAAAAAATTCATGGGCCAGTAACACCTCCGTCGGATCGCCTGACCTTTGCTCGCCCAGCACCTATCGAAACCCAAACCAATACTGAAGAAGGAGTCCAATAATGACGACTTGGAATGATTTTAACTCGGCTGAAGACCAAAACAATTTTGACGTAATCCCAAAAGGCACGCTGGTAAAAGTGCGCATGACGATTCGTCCCGGCGGCTATGACGATGCTTCACAGGGTTGGACGGGAGGATATGCAACCCAAAGCATAACCACTGGCTCTGTTTACTTGAACTGCGAGTTTGTCGTGCTCGACGGTCCATACGCCAAACGGAAAATGTGGAGCCTCATTGGTCTGCACAGCCCTAAAGGTCCCGAGTGGGCAAATATGGGAAGAGCGTTTGTAAAAGGGATCTTGAATTCATCTCAGGGGTTGCATCCTCAGGACAACTCACCTCAGGCACAACAAGCCCGTCGCATTCAAGGTTTTGCCGATCTTGATGGTATTGAATTTGTTGCCAAAGTTGAGATGGATAAGGACCAAAATGGTAATGATAAAAATGTCGTTAAAACCGCAATCACACCAGACAATAAAGCTTATGCAGGCATCGCGGGTGAACCGACACAAGCATCAGCGTCGGTACAGCAATCTTCACCTTCCCAATCTACCTCAACTGGTCGTCCCAGTTGGGCGCAATAAGGAGGTCGAGTTATGTTATTACGACCTCGTCAAAAACTGTTTGTTGAGCGCAGTCTAGCTGCGCTGAACAAGCATCAAAATACATTGGGGGTGGCGCCTACGGGCGCCGGTAAAACCATCATGTTATCCGGTGTTACCGGTCGATGGCTGGAAAACGGAGATGCAAAAGCCTGTGTGCTAGCTCATCGAGATGAACTGACTTCTCAAAATGCTGCCAAGTTCAGCCGAGTGAATCCCAGCATCGCCACCTCAATATATGATGCTCAGGAAAAGTCATGGGCGGGACAAGCAACCTTTGCCATGGTGCAAACGTTAGGGCGTGAATCAAACTTGAAGCTTATGCCAAAGTTAGATTTGTTAGTCATCGACGAAGCACATCATGCAGCCGCACCCACTTACCGACGCATAATTGATAGCGTTCGAGATAGTAATCCTGATGTGGCTATTTTTGGCGTAACGGCAACGCCCAATCGTGGTGACAACAAAGCATTACGTCCAGTTTTTAGTAATGTTAGTGATCAAATTACGCTTGCCGAATTAATTCAATCAGGGCATTTGGTTCCACCGCGAACTTACGTCGTTGATGTCGGTACTCAGAGTGAACTGTCACAGGTGAAACGAACTGCCGATGATTTCGATATGTCGGCAGTCGATGCCATCATGAACAAAGCGCCGATCACCGAAGCAGTTATTCGTCACTGGAAAGAAAAAGCTCATGATCGTTCTACCGTGGTTTTTTGTTCTACCATCCATCACGCCAAAAATGTGGCTGAGGCTTTCTCAACTTCTGGTGTGAATGCCGAGGTTATTCATGGTGAGCTATCAAGCGAGGCGCGCAAAGCGGCGCTGTCTCGTTTCGAATCCGGGGAGTCCCAAGTTGTTGTTAACGTAGCAGTGTTGACTGAAGGCTGGGATTACCCGCCGACCAGCTGTGTGATTTTACTCCGGCCAAGTTCCTACAAGTCGACTTTGATACAAATGATTGGGCGTGGCCTTAGAACCATCGATCCCAATGAGCACCCTGGTGTGGTGAAGAGTGATTGTGTGGTACTCGACTTCGGTACCAGCACCATGCTTCACGGTTCATTAGAGCAAGATGTAAATTTGGATGGCCATGAAGGTCATGGTGAGGCACCTCAGAAAGAGTGTCCCGACTGCGGAGCGATGGTGCCTGCGGCGGCAAAAGAATGCTCCTTATGTGGTCATGTTTGGGAGCGAACGGATACCGATGACAAAGTGGATTTAGCTGACTTTGTGATGTCTGAGATTGATCTGCTTAAACGCTCCTCGTTTCGTTGGTGTGATTTGTTCGGTGATGATGCAGCGTTGATGGCAACAGGTTTTGAAGCGTGGGCTGGAGTGTTCTTCTTAGCTGGTCATTGGTTTGGTATGGGGGGTGGAAAAAAACTCCCCGCACGCTTGTTGGCCATGGGTGAACGAACTGTTTGCCTGGCCGCAGCTGATGATTGGTTGAATGATCATGAAACGGAAGACGCCGCGAGCAAATCCCGCAAATGGTTAAATCAGGCTGCAACTGCTCAGCAACTTCGATATTTACCACCTGCCTATCGACAGGACTTTGGATTAACTCGCTACCAAGCATCATGCCTATTGGCGTTCCAGTTTAATAAGCGTGATATCCAATCCCGCATTTTCAACAAAGTTGAAGGAAGGGAGGCCGCTTGATGTGTATTACCGATGTTATATCTGCCACAAACCGCCGCGCGGTTTCTGTTGGCTGGATCCAAATTGTTTCCAATCTTCTGAAAATCGGCGCGCAAGTTTTAAGCGCTTCTGTTCCAAGACCTGTCAGGACATTCACTACCAATTGCATCGCAAGGGGGTGGATGTGAACAGAACCGATTTAGAACAAAAAGCCGCTGAGTCTGTTTTAGCCCCACTTGCAGATTATGTGATGGCCGTAGGCATGAAAAAAGGCCTTGGCAGTTACAGCAAAGATGAAATTATTGGTTTGGTGGATACGGTCCTTGAATCTTATCACTGCACTTTGCAGGAGTTGTACAAAGACGAGGTGCCTTTCTGATGCTGGATTTTAATCATCAACCGACTTTGTCTGAAAAACTCACTGATCTAATCGACAGTGCTTTGCAAACTGAGAACCAGGCACAAACGCCGCGCAATTATTTAGGCGCTTCTCGACTAGGCGTTGTTTGTGATCGAGCGCTTCAATATGAATTCACTAATGCAGCCGTAGACGAAGGCAGAACATTTACGGGTCGCACTCTTAGGATATTTGCAGCCGGACATGTCTTCGAAGACTTAGCCATAAATTGGTTACGCCAAGCAGGGTTTGATCTTTATACCGAGACAGCGTCAGGTGGTCAGTTTGGTTTTGCTGCCGTAAATGGCCGCTTGTGTGGTCATGTTGATGGCGTGCTCGCAGGAGGACCTGAATCAATCGGTAACAGTTATCCTGCGCTTTGGGAGTGTAAATCACTGAACGCAAAATCATGGAAGGATACGGTAAAACGTGGCGTCACACTTTCCAAGCCTGTTTATGCGGCACAAATTGCACTGTACCAAGCCTACATGGAAGAGCAGATCCCAGGCATATCTTCAAATCCGGCTATGTTCACTGCGATCAACAAAGACACCGCCGAGTTGTACTTTGAGTGGGTGCCATTTAATGGTGAACTGGCTCAGCGTGCATCCGATCGAGGTGTGCGCGTCATTCAGGCAACTGATGCAGGAGAGTTGCTACCCAGAATCAGTAAAGATCCTGCCCATTACGAATGTAAGTTTTGCTCATGGCAAGACCGCTGCTGGCAAGGAGGTGCTTGATGGAAAACGGTAGCGATAAAGTTGTGTGGCTTGATTTTAATGACGCGCCCGATCAAGGCATTGCACTCAAATCCAAGCATGATACGCGTGAATTAAAACAGCGTTTATTGGATTCTCTTGAAAGCGTATTGATGTATTTGTTTCCTGCAGGAAAACAGCGTGGCAAGCAGTTCATTGTGGGCGATCTGGAAGGCAACCCCGGCAAAAGCTTAGTGGTTGAGCTTACAGGTTCTCGTGCAGGCATGTGGATGGATTTTGCGACCGGTGAAGGTGGCGATATTTTTGATGCTTGGGCGCGCGTGATGGGTATTGATGCTACGAATCGATTTCCAGAACTGGTTGAGTCCGTTGCGCAATGGTTAGGAGTCTCGGATTCCCAAGTGCAAAAACCTCACACAGCCAAAAGTAATTCTGTGAGCTCAACCTCAATACCAAAACAGGTGCCGACTGATGAGTTAGGTCCAGCTACTGGAAAGTGGGATTACCGTGATAGCCAAGGAAAGCTGATAGCTTGTGTATATCGATATGATACTGCAGTGGGTAAAGAGTTTCGGCCGTGGGATGTCGGTTCTCGGTCAATGAAAGCGCCCGATCCCCGACCGCTGTATAACCAACCTCAGATACTCACGGCTAACCAGGTGGTTCTGGTTGAAGGTGAAAAAGCGGCCGATGCGTTGATTCGTTTAGGGATGATTGCGAGCACCGCAATGAACGGTGCCAATGCACCAGTCGCCAAAACGGACTGGGGGCCACTCAAAGATAAACACGTTTTGGTATGGCCGGACAACGATGAGGCTGGCCTTGAATATGCGCGCAAGGCATCGGAAGCGATTGCTAATGCAGGCGCTTCTTCCGTTGCTGTATTGCATATTCCAGATGGAAAACCAGATAAGTGGGATGCTTATGACGCTATCGAAGATGGCTTGGATGTTTGGTCTTTTGTAAAAAACGCCGAGCGTACTGTCGTCAAAGATGAAACGCCAATTCCGATGCATTCATTGGGTGAGTTGTTGGCCGATACCTCACCTATGCCAGACGACTTGATTGCGCCGCGTGTGCTAACACCAGGTGGCATGATTGTATTTGGTGGCGCTCCGAAGGTCGGTAAAAGTGATTTTCTGTTGTCATGGTTAACACACATGGCAGCCGGTGAACCTTTTCTCGAGCTGACACCCTCCAGACCACTTCGAGTGTTTTATCTGCAGGCAGAGGTTCAATATCATTACTTGCGTGAACGGATACAGTCTATGGGCTTACCCGAACGTATTAGTCGTCGTGCGGCAAACAACTTGCTGGTAACACCTCAACTTCGTTTAGTGCTCAATGATCAAGGTGTTGAACAAGTGATTGAGGCACTGCAACGAGCCGCTGCACAGGGTGGTGTCGATATTCTAGTGATCGACCCAATACGCAATGTCTTTGATGGAGGTCCAGAGGGGAATAGTGAGAACGACAACAATGCCATGTTGTTCTTTCTGCGCGAGCGAGTTGAGCAACTGCGAGATGCGGTCAATCCGTTAGCGGGCATTATTCTGGCGCACCACACTAAGAAGATCAGTAAGAAGCAAGTTGAAGAAGATCCCTTTCTGGCGCTATCAGGTGCGGGCAGTCTTCGTGGCTATTACACCACCGGCATGCTGTTGTACCGGCCAGATGAAACGCGCACCGATCGCACGCTGGTTTTCGAACTGCGAAATGGCCCCGGTTTGCCAGTAAAATGCGTCGACAAAAGCCAAGGCAAATGGATTGAGCTAGACGCTCATAGCGATCGACTGGTCAATCAAGACTATGGCGCCAAGCTCGATGCGGAGCGACAACGCAAGCGCGATGTCATTGTACAAATGATCTTTGATGAAGCATCGCAAGGCCGAGTTTACACCTCGAATCAATTTGCAGAATCGTTCGAAGGTCAAGCTGGACTGGGCGCCAATAGAACCATCAATGAACGCATTGCAGTTCATGCCACTAAGGGGGACATAAAGTTCTTCCGCAATCCAGAGGATTACAGCTTGCCTGTGTTAACCCGCAGTAAATACGGCTACCTCTGTGTTGAAGGTATGACTGTTCCCGCTTCAGAAAACATTGATACCGATACAGGTGAGGTCAAACAGGCTCACTTTGCAATCAAACCTACCCATTACAAATGTGCTCAAACCGGTGCGGTGCTCCCAGTCGAGAATCCGGATGTTTGGGTATACCAGGAGGAAATAAGCCATGAATAATGATCACAATAACGCCTCAGTTACGGCTGTTTGCAGTCTGCAATCTGAACCAGTTTGCTGCAATCTGCAAACTACCAGCAAACTGAAAGTCAGCAATAACAAGGCATCCAGCCAGATTGCAGATTGCAGAGTTCAGATTGCGGATACCCCCTGCAATCTGAACACAAACCTAGATAACTCAAGGGGTGTAGAGATAAATCCAGATTGCACGCAAACCCCCTCTCTCTACGAGAGAGGAGAGTCCCCTAAAGGGGAAGCTCTCCATCTCGGTGAGAAAGAGATCATCAATCGAACGCTGCCTGTAGTGCTTTGCTTGGATCTGGGCACAACAACTGGATGGGCAATTCATTCCAAACAGGGCGTCATCACCAGCGGCACCATCAGTTTTAAAAACGATCGTTGGCAAGGTGGTGGCATGCGCTTTTTGAAGTTTAACCGTTTCTTGGGTGAGCTAAACGAAAATGCTGGGCCTATCAGCATGGTGTTTTTTGAAGAGGTTCGTCGACACATGGGTGTGGATGCTGCACACGCTTACGGTGGTTTTATGGCGCATCTGACTGCTTGGTGCGAGCAACATGATATTGCTTACGAGGGTGTCCCGGTTGGAACCATCAAGCGCCACGCAACAGGCAAAGGTAATGCAAATAAAACCATGATGATTGAGGCTGCTAGGAACCGAGGCCACCGACCTTCCGATGATAACGAGGCCGATGCATTAGCTTTGGTCTATTGGGCTGTTGAGCAAAGACTGGGAGAGCAATCATGAATGAGTTTACGCCAGAACAAATCGCTCACCGGTTCGAGGAGTGTGTATCAACACTGCGTAAACTACCTGGGGAACGAAGCCTTGGCTATGTGAGCTATTGGCCAGAGATCAAATACGATCAAAGAGAGCTCACCAGACAAGAGGTTCAGCCGATTCGTTTACGCCCAACGCCAGACCAAATCACTCGCATGGAGGAAACGCTGTCATGGATAACGTTTGTCAATCATGGCGAAAGAAGCCTGATCTGGTTACGAGCTTATCGAACGCCATGGCGAATGATATCTCGTGAGACTGGGTTTCCAAGAACGTCGGCACAGCGTTATTGGCAAGGGGCATTAATAAAAATTGCGGAGCGGCTCGCGCAAGAGCAAAGACCTGCGTGTTAATGCCAAAACCCCCAGTGGGACAAAACCCGATTTTTAGGCGAGAATACTTGCTAATCTCACGAGTGAACTGCACACAAGCCACGGCCACCACACCGTGGCTTAGTTATTTCTGGTCCCAGAAAAAAATGGGTCCTTCCTGGCCATCGAATCGATGCGGGTCGCAAGGCCGCCGCATTTCGCTAGCGACAGGCCATTAAACCGGGTTCGCAGGTTCGCGGTTCGCACCGCTATTTCCAAGGTAATCAAATGCAACTTAACGCTGTTGAAACGGTGGAGCACTGGTCGCTTCAACGTTTAATCCCCTATGCCAAAAATGCGAGAACACATGATGATACTCAGGTATCACAAATCGCGGGTTCTATTGCTGAGTTTGGATTTGTTAATCCAATTTTAGTGGGTGATGATAATGTTATTATCGCGGGGCATGGTCGATTGATGGCTGCCCAGCAACTTGGATTAGATAGCGTACCTGTTATCGTTTTACATCACCTGACAGAGTCTCAACGTCGTGCGTTGGTTATTGCGGATAACAAAATTGCTGAAAATGCTGGATGGAATGATGAGCTATTAAAGCTCGAGTTAGAAGAACTTGGCGACCTTGGTTTTGACCTCGATGTGATTGGTTTTTCAGATGAAGAACTGGACGAGCTATTAGGTGTCGATGATCAGGCAGGCGAAACTGACGAGGACGATATTCCAGAAGTGGAAGACGAACCGATAAGTCGCCCTGGTGATATTTGGGTCATGGGAAATCATCGCGTGTTGTGTGGCGACTCGACCAGTAAGCAAGATTTAGAAAAGCTAATGAATGGTGAGCTTGCCGACATGGCATTCACTGATCCACCTTATAACGTGGACTATGGCAACAATGCCAAAGACAAGATGCGCGGTAAAGACCGACGCATCATGAATGACAACTTGGGTGATGATTTTTATCAGTTTTTAAAAGACTCATTAACTAATCTACTAAGTGTGACCAAAGGGGCGTGCTATGTAGCCATGTCATCCAGTGAGCTTGATACGCTGCAAAAAGCATTTCGTGATGCAGGCGGTAAATGGTCGACGTTTATTGTGTGGGCAAAAAATACTTTCACGCTTGGGCGCTCAGATTATCAGCGTCAATACGAACCGATTTTATATGGATGGCGTGAAGGCAATGACCACTTTTGGTGTGGTGCGCGAGACCAAGGTGATGTTTGGTTTTTTAATAAGCCGGTAAAAAATGATCTTCACCCGACAATGAAACCTGTCGAGTTGGTTGAGCGAGCAGTTCGTAATTCCAGTAAAAGCCGAGACATTGTTTTAGATATATTTGGCGGCTCTGGTAGCACCTTAATCGCCAGTGAAAAAACAGGACGGGCTGCACGCTTAATTGAACTGGATCCAAAATACGTGGATGTCATTGTCAGGCGCTGGCAAGATTATTCTGGTGAACAGGCTGTTCGTGAGAGTGATGATCTGTTGTTCGATGATCTTGCTATTTCGATTCAGTCCGCTTCTGCAAACTAATTGCACTAGCTGGTAGTAATGAATCACACGTTGTGATGGCATCTTCCTCCCACTTGAGGAAAGAGCGGTTTAGATTATTCAGCGTTGTTTCGATGTGTGATTGCACCAAATAACGAACATCATCAGTAGGCTCTAGCTCTTGGATAAAATCGAATAAGTCATCATCACCGACAAGGTGATACAGTTTTTCACAAGCTTGATTCTTCAAGAGTGGCTCGCTCATCAATTTTTTTAACTGATGTGCTTTTTTAGCGGTATTTGGTTGGCTCCATGTACCCATAATCTTTGCCTCATTTTTTGTTTGTGATGACATGAACGCTTCAATGTCTGGGATAATCAAGCCAATTCTTAAAGTTTAAAACTGTGCCATTCGCCCTGTTTAAAAAGATACAGGTATTGCGCATCACACACTTTGGCCAGTGCGAATAACTCGGATTCGCTGCGGGTGGTTCTAGGCTGGGTTTGCAGCCAAGTGTCGCCGCGATCTCGGTGGTAAGCACAAACTGTTTCTTCTTGCACAAAGGAAATATCTCCAAGAGCTATCAAGCTCTCGGCGTGATATTCACTATTGTGATGCTGTCTTAACGTTGGACCAACGCCATTGTCGGTGTCGTATCCATCGTGATGGCAATAAATTGATTGGAAATTGGTATTGTCTTTAGTCATCGCAATAAAGCAGCGGGTGCTCATTGATCACCTCCTTGCACACGATATCGGCGTTGTTGGCCATCATCTTTGTATGAGGTGATCGTCATACCCAATCGTTTTTTAACTGTGTTTGAAAAGACACCTCGAACGGTGTGCTTTTGCCAGCCAGTTTTAGTACAAATTTCTTCAATGCTGGCGCCTTCTGGGCGCTGCATTAGTGCGATCATGCGTGATTGTTTAGTGCCCTCTCGCAGGGTGACGGTCTTGTTGGTCTCTGATTTTAAAGGTGCCTCTAAGCCTATGGCGTCAAAGCCATTTTCATTAATGGTGTAGCTATCGCCATTTTGGGTAATGAGCTCCCGAGTTAGAAGCCCTTGGATGACTCTGGGTTTAATGCCTGCGTTGATATTGCTTGGTAGTGGCTCGATGTTGCCATCTGGCCGCTTACTCGCGGCTTGCAAAATGGCGGCTTGGGTCTCAGTTAATTTGCTCATAGTGGGCTCCTTATTCGGCATGTTCGCCTTCCTTAAAGGCTGAATCGGTTATTTGTTTGAGGAGTTCGGCGTAGTGCCCCAGATCGCCCACGTGCCCCCAGTTGATTTCATCGGGGTGAGCGTTGAAGTGGTCATTGCTGAGTGCTTGTAAGCGCTGAAGGGCGGTGTCTATTTCAGATTTTCGAGCTAAAAAAGCGTCTAATGCATTTTGCTTGTGGGCCATTTTGTTGTCTCCAAGTGCTGTTTTGTTAAGCACATGAACGCTTCATTCAGCAGTCTTATCAACTCATTTGTGCTTATTAATTCGACTAAAAACAACAGGTTAAAAGATGGGCGTATCACTGCGGGCTTATGCCAAACATCGAGGGGTCTCAGATACCGCTGTGCGCAAAGCGATTAAGTCTGGCCGTATTCAAGCTGAGACTGATGGCACCATCGATATAGCTAAAGTCGACAAGCAATGGGATCGAAACACAGATCGCGCCCAACAGCGTAAATCGCCAGGTGCAACTAAAGCAGTGCCCAAAGCTGCACTTGATGCAGTCGCCGACACACTGAGTGAAAGTGGCAATACCGGTGGTGGCACCACCTATATGCAAGCCCGAACAGCCAATGAAGTCCTAAAAGCCCAGACCAATAGAATCAAATTACAGCATCTAAAAAATGAGCTGGTGGATCGCGCTAAAGCGATCGCTCATGTGTTTCGTATTGCAAGAGCCGAACGTGACGCTTGGCTAAGTTGGCCAGCAAGAGTATCTGCTCAAATGGCAGCAGAACTGGAGGTTGACCCGCACAAGATGCATGTCATGTTGGAGTCTTATGTCAGACAGCACTTATCCGAGCTTAGCGACATCCAACCAAAGGTCGATTGACGAACACGGACGTTCTAATGCCGTGGCGTCAGGGATGACGAAGAACGGTGATACTGAATTTTACGATGGGGTAATCGATCTCGAAAAAGCCTGGAATGAAGGTTTAAAACCAGATCCCATGTTGTTGGTGTCTGAATGGGCCGATCAGTTTCGTGTGCTATCCCCCAAATCGGCTGCTGAACCCGGCCGCTGGCGTACTCAACGAACGCCTTATCTACAAGAAATTATGGATTGTTTGTCAGTATCTTCGCCGGTACAGCGCGTTGTTTTCATGAAGGGTGCACAAGTTGGTGGCACAGAAGCAGGCAATAACTGGATCGGCTACGTCATCCATATGGCACCCGGCCCGATGATGGCCGTTTCGCCAACCGTCGAAATGGCAAAGCGTAATTCCCGTCAGCGTATCGACCCGCAACTTGAAGATGTGCCAGAGCTAAGGGCGCGTGTTGCGCCTGCGCGCAGCAGAGACTCAGGTAATACGGTCCTTTCAAAAGAGTTTCCAGGTGGCGTGCTGGTCATGACTGGCGCAAACAGCGCTGTAGGCCTGCGATCCATGCCTGCTCGTTATCTGTTTATGGATGAAGTGGATGGTTATCCGGGCGATGTTGAAGGTGAAGGCGATCCGATATTGCTGGCCGAACGTCGAAGTGCGACCTTTGCGCGCAGGAGAAAGGTGTTGCTGGTGAGTACACCGACAATCAAAAGCACTTCGCGTATTCAGCGAGAATTTGAAAACTCAGATCAACGCTATTTTTATGTGCCTTGTCCTTCCTGTGGACATTCACAGCCTTTGCGATTTGCCCAATTACGATGGGAGGAAGGTAAGCCTGAAAATGCGCAGTATTGTTGTGAGGATTGTGATTATTTAATTAGTGAACATCAAAAAACCGAGATGCTCAATCAAGGGTACTGGCAGGCAACCGCTGAAGGTGATGGTCAAACTCAAGGCTATCACTTGTCGTCACTCTATAGCCCTGTCGGATGGTTTTCATGGGAAGACGCCGCCAGAATATTTGAAGGTGCTCAACAAAATCCGGATTTAATGAAAGGCTTTGTGAATACCGTTCTCGGTGAATCTTATGAAGAAGAATTCGAGGCGCCAGAATGGGAACGTTTATATGAACGACGAGAGTCTTACACCATTGGTGTTGTTCCTGAAGGAGGTTTGTTTTTAACGGCTGGTGTTGACGTTCAACGTGACCGCTTGGAATGTGAAATCGTCGCATGGGGAAGAAGCAAAGAATCATGGTCAATCGACTACTTAGTCTTAGACGGTGATACCGCTCTACCTGATGTATGGAAAAAACTCGATCGAGTGCTTAGCAAAGATTGGCCTCACGCTTTAGGAAGCTCGCTGCCCATTCGTGTGATGTGCGTTGATTCTGGTTACGCCACTCAGGATGTTTATGGGTGGGTACGCAATTATCCTCAGGCAGTCTGGGGTGGCGCAGGCGCACGAGCATCACAGCCAAGAAGTGTCGTTGCCATAAAGGGACGAGATACAGAAACAGCATTAATCCAGAATGTCTCAAAAGCGGATACCGGTGGTAAACGCCGAGGGTTGAGGGTTTGGAATGTCAGCGGTCCAGTTGCCAAAGTTGAACTTTACCGTTGGCTCAAACTACCGAGACCGACGGATGAGGAGCGGGCTTCGGGTGAATTATTTTCACCAGGGACTTGCCACTTTCCCCAGTATGGAGAGGAATACTTCAAACAGCTCACAGCTGAGCGACGCATTATCCGTTTACACAAAGGCTTCCCAAAAGCCACATGGGAAAAAGACCCGACTCGAAATAATGAGGCTTTGGATTGCCGTGTGTATGCACGAGCAGCAGCAAGTATTTATGGTCTAGATCGATTTAAAGAGTTGCAGTGGAAGCGATTAGAAAATGCGCTGGGCGAAGTAAAACAAAGCACACCAGTCCAAAGCGAAAGCGCTCAGCCAATTGCAAAGAAAACAACTAAAGCATTTCGACAACGATCGTCTGTCGTTGCTGATGACCCTTACCTCTAAGGTGTTTATGAATGATCTAACAATACTGCGGCAGCGACTCATTGATGCTGAATCCGCACTGCACCGTTTGATGATCGGTGAACTAGAAGTGACGGTGTCTGTTGGTGGTTATGGTGCTACCACTTATGCGCAAACCGATATCGATAAACTTACGGCTTACATTGCGAAGCTTAAGTCGGAGATAGCAGCAAAAGAGGGGCGCGCGCGACGCGGTCCTTTGTTTATGAAATTTTAATTACCCAATATAAATGCTACTTGAGGCGCTATGACCAATCAAATGATCTTAGGCCCTGATGGCTTACCACTAGTATCTGATACGGCTCATCGAGCTGCTTCATTGTCTGCGAGAGAAATGTCGAGCTGGCACCCAATGGCTGGCTCACCAGATTCAGATTTGCTCGATGAACTGCCTACACTGGTTTCACGCTCTAGAGATCTGGCGAGAAACCATGGAGTAGCCTCAGGAGCAATTCAAACGCTGGTGGATAATGTCGTTGGGACTGGCTTGCGCCTATCAGCGTTGCCTGACTACAAGGCACTAGGAAAAGACAAAGACTGGGCAGATAGCTGGTCGAGAAAAACAGAAGCACTTTGGCGTAGTTGGGCTGACACCACTGAATGTGATGCTTCAAAAAGTCTGACATTTAATGGTTTAACAACCCAAATGTTCCGCTCGGGACTAATCAATGGTGAAGCACTTGCGTTGCCATTATGGCTCCCCAATAGAAACCAGACTTTTGCAACAACCATTCAGCTTATTGAGCCCGACCGTTTAGGAAACCCAAACGATCGAATCAACGATGCCAATATTCGCGCTGGTATCGAGGTTGATTCTTATGGTGCGCCATTAGCTTACTGGATTGCCAAAACGCATCCGGGTGATCAACTTCTTGGTGTTAGCAATAACGCTCAAGATTATGAGCGCATTTCAGCTCGTACTCGTTTCGGTCGCCAGCGTGTTATTCATGTTCATGACAAGGAGCGAACGGGACAGAGCAGAGGCAAACCAATCTTTAGTAGCATCATGCCGTTATTTAAAATGCTTGATCACTACGAGCGTTCCGAAATGCAAGCGGCCGTTGTCAACGCAATGATCGCTGCTTTTATCGAAACGCCATTAGATGGTGAATCAATTAGTGAAATGTTTGGTGGGTCTGGCGAGGATTACATGGCTGCTCGAAATGAGTGGCAAGTAAAACTCCAAGGTGGTGCCGTTATTCCTATATTTCCAGGAGATAAAGTCGCGCCTTTTACACCCAGTCGGCCTAATTCTGCTTACAGCAGTTTTGTAGAAAACATTCTTCGTCATATCGGCACTGGGTTGAACTTACCTTTCGAATTATTGATGAAGGATTTTTCGAAAACCAATTACTCCTCAGCACGCGCAGCGTTGATGGAAGCATGGCGATATTTTATTGGCCGACGTCATTGGCTAGCTACTTATTGGGCCAAGCCTGTTTATGAGCTCTGGTTAGAGGAAGCTATTAACAAAGGCATGATTGAGGCGCCGGGTTTTTATCAAAATAAAGCGCTGTGGTGTCGATGCAAATGGATTGGTCCAGGGCGCGGTTGGATTGACCCTGTTAAAGAGGCCAAGGCTTCAAAGATACGTTTAGAGATTGGTCTTTCAACTCTTGAAGATGAATGTGCCACCCAAGGCTTAGATTGGGAAGAAGTGCTCGAACAAAGAGCTCGAGAACAAACAAAAATGAGAGAGCTAGGTTTGAATACTGAAACGTCTCAATACGCTCCCCAGACTGCAGAGGAAAGCAAATGACAAATTTACATGACAGGAAATTTGCACAGCCGAAGGCTGCCCGTCCGGGTGCAGCACATGGAGGTGCTGCATGAAATTCTGGAATCATGCAGCTGGTGAGCCATGGGCAATTACCGAGGCCGCGCTTAATAATATTTTAACGATTGCATCACGCCAAAACGAAAGCATCGAAGTGGTGTCTGCGAAGCTCGGTAGAGAGTTAGACAATAGTTACGTCACTGAGATTCGAGAAGGTGCGGCGGTTATTCCTGTTGTGGGTCCCTTGTTTCGTTACGCAAATATATTTACTGCAATTAGTGGTGCATCCAGTTACGAAGTTTTAGCGAAAGACTTTGCCAGTGCTTTAGAAAATCCAGACGTCCATAGCATTATTTTAGATATCGATTCACCGGGCGGCGAAGTCAATGGTTGCGCTGAATTTGCCAGTATGATTTTCGAAGCTCGTGGCAAAAAACCAATCATTGCCTATGCCTCAGGTGATGCGGCTTCAGGTGCGTATTGGATTGCGTCAGCTTGCGATCAAATTATTGCTTCAGAAACGTCCATGCTCGGGTCCATTGGTGTGGTAGCTGTTTATCGAGGAGGTAAAGATGAAAACGTCTTAGAGATCGTGTCATCCCAAAGCCCCTATAAACGATTAGATCCAAGTAGTAAGGATGGAAAATCACGACTGCAATCACGTATCGATGATTTAGCGACGGTATTTATTGAATCCATTGCAAAGCATCGTGGTGTCGACCCGCCAACGGTTATTAAAGACTTCGGTGGCGGTGATGTCTTTATTGGCAAGAACGCCATCAACTCAGGACTGGCCGATGATATCGGAAGCCTGGAACGAATTATCAATGAAAATTCAAACAATCAGAACCCCGCCAAGTTGCGGGGTTCTTCTTTTCTAGCACTTGAGGACAGCACGATGACTGACAAAAACCACAAGACTGAGGCTTCTGAAGGGCAAGTCCTTAGTCTGGAATCATTAAAGACCGACTACCCGAACTTGGTTGAAGCTATTCAAGCCGAAACAATAGCCTCTACGAATGATGAAGCATCCCAGCAAAGCGTTAAAAAAGAACGTGAACGTATTGGCGCTATCATATCTTCTGATGCTGCCAAGGGCCGTGAACAGTTAGCTCAGCACTTGGCATTTTCTACGGATATGAACGCTGATATGGCGCTGGCAACGCTAGATGCTTCACCGGTAAAAGCCGAAGCATCGGCTCCTGTTTCCAATACAGGTTTTGAGCAAGTTATGGCCTCAGTTGGCAACCCTGCCATTGAACCAGATGCTCCAGAGCAGGAAGGCGATGATGCCGATGCAGTGGCGAAGCGGATCGCTAAGTTTTCACAAGGGGGTGCGGTATGAGCATGCCTGGGATTGCAGAAGGATTTAACGATCAAGGGAACTATGCGCCCGACAATCTAATTGCAGGTGAATTTCCGCGAATTACTCGAGTTGTCACGATTACTGGCGGTGCCTCATTACCTGCTGGCGCCGTGTTAGGCAGGGTTGCAGCTAGTGGAGCCTATTTATTGAGTGACGCAGGAGCAAATGATGGATCAGAAGAACCGGATGCCTTGCTGGTCGAGGCGGTGGATGCCTCCGCTGGCGATACACAGGCCCATGTGTATTTAGCGGGCGAATTTAATGCGGCAGCTCTCACGTTTGGTCCGGGCCATTCATTAGCATCCATATTAATCGCTTTTCGAGAGCGATCTATTTTTCTACGAAACAATCAAGCTTAACCAGCAATAGGATATTCTCATGGATATATTTTCAACTCATGTGCTTAACCGAGTCGTCGAGCACTTGGATCGTCCAGCATCCTTTTTGCTGGATACATTTTTCGGTTCAATTCAAACAGAAGATAGTGAAGAAATTCACTTCGATATTGATAAATCTAAACCGCGATTAGTGCCATTTGTATCACCGCTCGTCCAGGGTAAGGTCATTGCTGCGGAAGGGTTTGAAACACGTAGCTTTAAGCCTGCCTACGTGAAAGATAAGCGTCGCTTTGACCCTAGTGCTCCACTGAAGCGTTTGATTGGCGAAACCATTGGGGGGAATTTAAAGCCCATGGACCGCCGAGAGGCTGCATTAAATCGTGCGTTAACGAATCAAGTGGAAAACCTGACTCGCCGTGAAGAAGTCATGGCGGCCGAAGCGTTACGAACCGGAAAAATTACAGTAACCGGTGAAGACTACCCAACACAGATTATTGATTTTCAGCGTGATCCAGCACTGACTCAGGCACTGACAGGCGCGACCCGGTGGGGTGAACCTGACGTTAAAGTGTTAGATGACATTGAAGACTGGGCGGGCTTAGTACAAATCAAATCGGGTGCCGCCGCTCGTACCGTTGTTATGGACCCTTTGGCATGGCGAGTCTTTAAGGCTGATTACAAAGTTGAGCGCTTGCTTGAACTCCGTCGTGGAACCTCCAGTACATTAATAGTCGACCCAATTCTCCGAGGGCAAGGTAACGACAAGGCGCGTTACGTAGGCTCCGTTGGTGATTTTGATTTTTGGGTCTATAACGACGCATACGTCGATGATGATGGTGTATCTAGAAATATGCTGCCGGAATATACGGTATTACTTGCCAGCCAAGGCCTGCTGGAAGGTACCCGGTGCTATGGCGTGATTCAAGATGAAAAAGCCAACTATCGGGCAAGCCGCTACTTCACCAAATCATGGTTGGAGGAAGATCCAGCAGTACGTTGGTTACTGATGCAGTCGGCCCCGTTGATTGTACCTTACCGCCCTAACGCTACATTTTGTGCGACGGTTCGATAGGAGATTGGGAATGCGAGTAACGACATTAACGACCCTTCGAGCGGGTAAACCTGGATCATTTAAGTCGGTAATACCTGGCGTAACGATTGAACTTCCGGATACGGAAGCTCAATCATTAATAGCGCGTGGCCTAGTTATCGCCAAGCATGAGGTCATAAACCAAGATAATGATCTCATTGATGCGATTTTAGATGCTATCGATGACTTACCCCAAGAAGCCTATGGTAAAGATGGTAAACCCAGTGTCAGATCAATCGAAGAAATTTTAACTCAGAGCGTTACAGCTGCCGACCGAGACAGAGCTTGGGAGACTTATCAGAGTCTGGTTCACGATGGACAGTAAGACTCGATTCGCCAAAGCCATCGACAGTCAATTTGCTCATCTTGGACGAGCGGCTGTTTACATAAAGTCGTTATCTGAACCACAAGACATCATTGTTATTGCCCGTCGTCCCGAGCAACTCTTTGAATTGGGTGACGGGCATTTACATGCGGAAAATCCGCAATTGGAGTTTCGTGTGTCAGAAGTGAGTTCGCCTAGTCGTGGGGATGAAATTCATATCGATGGTCGTATCTATCGAATTGAATCTGAGCCCCGTCTGGACTTACACCAACTGGTCTGGGTCACTAGTAGCTTACCTCTTATTGAATAACTTGGAGTTGCCATGGTGATCCTAACCATTATGCCATCCCCACAGTTAAGTGATTGGCAACATTCATTAACCGCCAATGAAAAACAATTACAAGTCGCTGCGGTGCGCGCTTTAAATAAAACAGCACGCTGGGCAAGAACGCGAGTGGCCAGTGAAACAGCAAAAGCTCTGTCGATAAAAGTGGGTCCCGTTCGTGAAGGTATTGTTATGGCTAGAGCAAAACAGTCAAACCCTCAAAGTGTTGTTGGTTTATCAAAAAACTCCGGTGTCATTAAAGCAAAAAAGTTAGGTAGTGTTTCTCAAAATACATCAGGGGTTCGTGCCGGACGTCGACAGTTTGATCGTGCATTTTTAGCCACTATGCCCAATGGGCATCAAGGTGTGTTTCGTCGCCGTGGAAAGGCTCGCTTACCCATTCAAGAAGTTCAAATTGTGATAACGGGTAAGATGCAGCAAGCGATGGAAGATCTTTCCAACGGCCCAGCGTTGAAGCAGTTTGAAGTGATTTTTGAGCGTGAACTGCGCTATCTCCTAAGGGCTGCGTGAATGAATGTATTGAGCGTTTTATTTGAAGAAATTAAACAAGGTCTATCAGAAATAGTAGGTATTCAACATTGCGGCGCTTTTCCTAAAAGGCGAGATGATATTAGGCTGCCAGCAATTCTGATTGATTTGGTTGAGCTAGAACCCGGTGGTGATCCAGGTACAGATGAACTTGCCTTAAATAGCCATTGGGAAGCAAGAATCCTAGTATCCGATCAAATGAGTGAATCCGATCTTTGGGCTTTAGTTCAGGCCGCCATGTTGTGGCTGTTTAATCATTCCTGGCCAAAAGCGAATATTGGTCGAGCTAAATTAAAGCAAGCTGGACCTGACCATTTTTCACCTGAATACCAAGGTCACAGAATCTGGTTAATCGAATGGACTCAATCCGTTCGAGTGGGTGAAAACGTTTGGGATGGGAGCGCTGTTGTTCCCAGTATTATTTCTATTGCCGGTCTGGATGCTGAGCGAAACGAACTAGAGGTATAGCCAATGATTGAATTTGAAATGACAGAATTGAATCGTCGATTGGCCAATTTAATCGTATTGGGCAAAGTTGTTGAAGCCGATTACACATTAACCACTCCCAAACTAAAAATAAAAGCAGGTGATCTTAAAACGGCTTGGTTACCCATGCTAACTCAAAGAGCAGGTTCTGATTTAAGTTGGTGGCCTCTAGAGGTTGGCGAGCAAGTGGTTGTATTGTCTCCTAGTGGAGAATTGGCGCAAGGTATTGTATTGGGAGCGCTTAATCAATTGGCGTTCCCTTCTATTGGTAATAGCGCAGATAGTCACAAGCAAGTTTACGCAGATGGCGCAGTAATTGAATATAACCGTAAGTCCCATCACTTATCTGCCACGTTACCTTCGGGCGCAACCACAACATTGGTATCAGATGGTGGCGTGAATATTACGGGTGATGTTGTCGTCACAGGCAATATAACAGCATCAAAAGATATTACGGATAAAACACGCTCCATGCAGGCTGACAGAGATATCTTTAATGCCCACACCCACAGTGGTGTGCGCACCGGCCCTGCAACCACCGCCATCCCAAATCAGTCACAGTAAGAAATTATGCAAGGTATGAATAGAAACACCGGAAGAAAACTTTCAGGTGTCGATCACTTGCGCCAATCCATTGTTGATATTTTAAAAACACCTATTGGCTCGCGTGTTATGCGACGAGATTATGGGTCTCGTCTATATCAGCTGGTGGATGCACCCATAAATCGAGCGTTATTCGTAGAGGTTTATGCAGCCGCAGCTGAAGCGTTGGTGAAGTGGGAGCCGCGATTTCAGTTAAGTCGTGTGCAAGTTGAATCTGTTAAGCCAGGTCAAATCTCAATTGCATTGGAAGGTCTATACCTTCCAGAAAACAGGAGCTTATCGCTTGAAGGTGTATTGCTATGAGCGGATTTAGTGCGATTGATCTCACCAAACTGAATGCCCCCGATATCATCGAAACGTTGGATTTTGAGGGTGTCTTTAATGAGATGGTCGCTGAATTAAAAGGCCGCGATCATGGGTTTAACGCGCTGCTTGAAAGCGATCCTATCATTAAGGTATTGGAGGTGGCCGCCTATCGAGAAGTCCTTCTACGTGCCCGAATTAATGATGCTAGTAAAGCAGTCATGCTGGCTTATGCCAAAACTTCTGATTTAGATAATCTTGCAGCGTACTTTGGTGTGGAACGACAACTCATTGATCCGGGTGATGAAAATGCAGTACCACCGATCCCACCCTCTTATGAAAGTGATGATCGACTAAGAAAACGAACTCAACTTAGCCTTGAAGGACACAGCACCGCAGGCCCCATCGGCAGTTATATTTTTCATGCCTTGGCGGCTAGCCCATTAGTGAAAGATGTTGATGTGGCAAGCCCTGACCCCGGTGAAGTAATTGTGACAATTCTTTCAACGTTGGACGTTGGTGTTCCGAACGATTTGCTCATATCTCTAGTCGCAGAGCGTCTAAATGCAAAAGACGTTAGACCTTTGACCGATAACGTTGCAGTTAAAAAAGCGAGCATTGTTTTTTATCAGGTAGAAGCTGACCTCATTTTGTATGAAGGTCCCGACGGAGAAGTCGTGAGAAAAACGGCTCTCGAAAAAGTCGATGAGTACGTTCGTCAGCATCATCTGCTGGGTAATGACATTACGTTGTCAGGGCTATATGCAGCTCTTCATCAAGAAGGCGTACAACGTGTGGTTTTGAAAAAGCCCTTGACTGATCTAATTGTGCCTGCCGATCAGGCTGCATGGTGCGATCAGATTTTGGTGTCAGTGGGTGGCCGGGATGAGTAACAACCAGAAAAGCCTATTGCCATTCAACGCAACTAAACAAGAGCGTGATCTTGAATCCACGCTTTTGCGAACCGCCATACTGCCAGTAGACATTGCAACGGTATGGGATCCTCATGCATGCCCAGTTGAACGACTGCCTTGGCTTGCGTGGGCGTTATCTGTCGATACCTGGGATAGTGATTGGCCAGAAAGCACAAAGCGCTCACTGATTGCCAATAGCGTACAAATTCATAAAACCAAGGGAACAGTATCGGCCATTGAACGAGTGATGGACGCATTAGGGGTAACGGCTGAACTACGTGAATGGTTTGAGTATAACGGGCAGCCTCACACGTTCCATTTAACTGCCTGGGCGAACGCTAATTTGGTCCCTGATGCAGAAGCCATATTAAGCCCAGTCTTATACAGAACGCTTCAGCGCTCGGTCGACAATGTAAAACCAGTGCGAAGTCATTACGACTTTCGTGTTGGCGCAAAGTTTGGTGTTGGTATGGGGTTTGGAAATGCAGGATCAGCGACTAGCTATGTGCCAACGAAAAATAACCTTGAGTTAACCGTTGGATTTTTACCGTTCAGAGCTCAACAAAGCTCTGCTTTTCAATCAATAAATTATGTTCGTGTCTCAATGGAGCCCATATGAGCGTTTCGTTAACTCCAATTATTACGACAGCAGGGCTGCAGGCTGTTCTTAGTGCAACCAATGACGGACTACAAGCAAAAATTAGCCATGTTGCCCTAGGAGATATTGGTTGGTCTCCGACTAATTCAGCACTCAGCTTGAAGCGTGAAAAAAATAGAGTTGCCGTATCCAACGGTACTCGTATTCAACCAACACAAATTCATGTAACCGCTGTGGAAAATGGCAGTACCGAATACTGGGTTCGAGAAGTCGGCTTTATTTTAGATGATGGCACGCTGTTCGCAATTTGGAGTCATCTAACCCAAGCGCTTGCTTGGAAGGCAGCAGGTGTTGATCTGCTGTTAGCCTTCGACATGCTGTTAAGTGCGCTACCAGCCGACAGTGTAACCATTGATGGCACTGGCGGTGTGAATCTCGCTCCTGCTACTCAAGGGCAAGAGGGATTAGTCAGGCTTGCCACTAGCCAAGAGGCCATTGCAGGCGCGCTAAACTCGGCTGTTGCCATGAGCCCTGCCGATAGCAGAGCTCATGGTGATGCAAGATACTCACGATTGAGCCACCGACACCCATGGTCAGAAATTGATGGCAAGCCTACTGTTTATCCTCCAGTGAATCATAACCATGATGATCGTTACCCTTTTAAATCGGGAGACTACTCATCCCTACGAGCAAGAGCCACGACGAAAGCGGATGTTGGTTTATCTAACGTACCAAATTACAGTGCGACCAGTTCAATTGGGGATAGCTCAAATAGTAAGTTTGCTACAGCGGGAGCCGTAAAACGCGCCTATGATCGCGCAAATAGCCGATCGTTGGGTTGGGGAAGTGTTCAAATAACCGGTTATTTAAATAATTTTGACGCTGTTATTAATTACACCGTACCGAATCAACATGTGATGGTGGGACTCTATAGTTACCATACCAATAATACAGAAGATCGTCGTTGGCGTGTTCGTTATCGATCTTTAAACCTAAGCTGAGGCGAGCATGTATTTATTAATCAATCCAGATAATACCGTCAATTTTGCTGACGATCATCCAATCAATGATGCGCTTGATTTAAATGGTCTTAGACTCATTGAAATAAAAGAAAAATCTTTAGATAAAGTGGTTGGGGAAATTCATCCTGAAGTAGCGATTTGGGATGAGGTTTCTAAAAAAGTGAGAGCTGACCCATTGTCAGTAAGTTTGAGACAAGAAAGCGTCAACAAACGGCGAGAGGCGCAGAAAAAAATTAAACAGCATTACCCTTTTTGGAAACAACTCAACATATTGCGTGAAGGAAATTCCAAGAAAATTGAAGTGATGGGTAAGTTTATTGATGCCTGCCGGAAATGGTCCAATAGTACATCCACCACCGCTGCTCAGCTCGAAAAAATAACACCCTAATAATCCTTTTAACAAATATCTAATACAGCTTCACAGCAAGTTGGAGTATTCCTATGCCTGAACAATTTTTACATGGTGTCGAGGTCGTTGAAATCGACTCGGGTCCACGCCCAATTCGTACTGTTCGCTCATCCGTGATTGGGCTTATTGGCACAGCGCCTGATGCAGACGAAGATCTGTTCCCCTATCACACACCCATATTGATTGCAGGCAAGCGCAGCGAAGCGGCGGGCCTTGGTCGAGATGGCACCTTGCCTGCAGCCATTGACGATATCTTCGATCAGACTGGCGCCATGATTGTGCTAATTCGTGTGCCGGATTGGTTTGGCGAAGAGGAAGAATGGCCAAGCTTTGAAGAAGAGTTTGAAGGCCCGTGGTTGCCGAATGTTGGCCAGGTTATCGGCGGCATTGACGACGAGACTGGGCAATACCTGGGGATTCAAGCCTTCTTAGCGGCAGAAAATGAAGTGCATGTTACGCCTCGTATTTTGATCGCCCCTGAGTTCAGCCATCACCCTGCAGTTGCTAATGAGATGTTATCAGTCGCAGAGCGTTTGCGAGCAGTCGTGATTGCCGATGGTCCTAACTATAACGATGAAGAGGCCATCGACTATCGACAAATGTTCGGTAGCTCTCGCTTATATCTGGTTGATCCTTGGGTGCGAGTGTGGGATGCAGAAGACAATGTTGAGGTGGTTCGTCCCGCCAGTGCTCGCGTTGCAGGGCTCATTGCTAAATCAGATGCAGAGCGCGGATTTTGGTGGTCACCATCCAATCGTGAAATTCGCGGTTTGATGGGGACTGCACGCAGCGTTGATTTTGCATTGGGTGATACCAACGCCAGAGCCAACTTCCTCAATGAAAATGAAGTAGCCACCATTATTCAAAAGAATGGCTTTCGTTTATGGGGGAATCGTAGTTGCTCTGCCGATCCCGAATGGGCATTTTTAAGCGTGCGGCGAACTGCCGACATGATCAATGAATCGTTACTTCGTGCGCATATGTGGGCCGTGGATCGCAACATTACCAAAACCTATATCGAAGATGTGCTCGAAGGCGTCAATGCCTACTTGCGGCACTTACGAACAGTGGGTGCGATCATTAATGGTCAAGCTTGGGCCGATCCAGAATTGAATACGCCCGATCAAATAGCTCAAGGTAAGGTCTATATCGACTTTGATTTTACGCCGCCTTATCCCGCCGAACACATTACGTTTAGAAGCCACTTAGTGAATGACTACCTAGTCGAAATTTTACCAGATGCAACTTAAAGGAGACGAACATGCTTGATGATATTTTGAAAAATATGGCCTTGTTCGTCGATGGACGAGGCTTCGCAGGAAACGTGGAAGAACTTACACTTCCAAAACTCACGTTAAAAACCGAAGAGTTTCGCAACGGTGGTATGGATGCCCCCATCGAAGTGGAGATGGGTATGGAAAAGCTTGAGAGCGAATTCACGCTCACACGTTTTGATAAAAACGTATTGAAGTTGTTTGGCTTGGCGCCGGGACAACTCACCCCGTTAACGATACGCGGTGCTGTGATTTCAGATGACGGAACGCAAACAGCCGTGGTGGTCAACCTTCAGGGCATTGTGCGTGAAATGGATCCTGGTAATTGGAAGCCTGGTGAAAAAGCGACCTTGAAGATCATGCTAGCGCTTCGCTATTACAAGCTAACCCACGGTGGTGACGTTGTTCATGAAATTGATATCCCCAACATGGTTCGCACCATTGGTGGTGTCGATCAGTTATCTGCGGTTCGTTCCGCGCTAGGCATTTGAGGAGTTGAGAATGCAAACCGAAAAATATTACGTCATTAAGCCAACCACTCATAGTCGCAAAAAAGTCAGTTACGGCGATGAGTTAGCTTTAACAGAATCTCAAGCCCGACCACTGCGCAATGGTGGCTTTGTTTCACCCGATAAAGCAGCGGCACAACGCATCGCAGAGTTGGTGAAAGAAAACCAAACACTGCAAGCAAAGAGTACCCAAGAAAGCGAAGCGCAAACTGAAGCAGGCCCCGAAGTAAAAAGTGAGGCCAAGTAATGGACAAATTAAAAATTGAACTGACTCATCCCATTGACATCGACGGTACTAAAGTAAGCGTGTTGCAACTTCGTCGGCCTAAAGTTCGTGACATGCTCAGTGTAGAAAAGAGCGTAGATAACGATGCCGAAAAAGAGATCCAGTTATTTGCCAATCTATGTGAGCTCACACCGGAAAACTTGCTCGACTTGGACATGGCTGATTACTCAAAGCTGCAAAAGGCCTATCAAGATTTTTTGTCTTAAGCCCGCGTGATGCTCGTTACGCTTTAGTGACTCTAGCCAGCCATACCGGTTGGGCACTTTCTGAATTACTCGAATTGAATAGCCATGAACTTATGCAGTGGCTGGATGTATTACCTCGCGTGCCAAAATCTTAATCAACTAAAAATTAATGGAGGCGCCAATGGCTCAGTCGTCATTTAAATTAGCGCTCCAAATCGGCGCAAGTATTGGCCAAAGCTTTCGTACGTCCGTAAGAGGATCTCAGTCTCAGCTTAATCAACTGGGTTCATCCATCAACAAACTGAAGAACCAACAAGCGTCGATTAAAAAGGTTGAGTTAGGTGAAGCCAGTGTGGGTAAGGCTCGAGTTGCCTATGAAGCCGCCAGTAGAGAGTTATCCCGTCTAAGACGTGAGGTTGCCAGTACTGATCAACCCAGCAAACAACTGACGCAATCCTTTGAAGCGGCAAAACGTAAAACGGAGCGCTTGTCTCAAGCTTTGGGTAAGCAACGTGATCGCCTGCAACAAAGTCGGCGTGAGTTACAGCAAGCGGGAGTATCCAGTAGAAACCTGGTGGGTGATAACGCCCGATTAGGTGCATCGGTTGAACGCCTCAGCCAAAAATATCGAAAACTGAATCAGGCCATGCGCGCTCAGGAGGCCAATAAAGCCCAGCGAGCAGACCTGCGAGGTCAGTTATTTGATGCCGTGGCATTAGGGGCAACTGTTGTAGCACCGGTGAGTATCGCGGTGAATTTTGAGCAATCCATTGCGCGCTTAGGCGCTATTACCCGCTCGGGTGATGATGCGCTCTTAGGGCTCGAGCAAACCGCTCGACGTTTGGGTGAAACAACCCAGTTTTCAGCCTCCGAAGCGGCTTCCGCTATGACCTTTTTAGGTATGGCTGGTTTTAAAACCAATGAGATTATTTCTGCAACGCCGGGCATGCTTAATTTGGCTCAAGCGGCTGGTAGTGATTTAGCGGGTACCGCAGATATTGCATCCAATATCTTAAGTGGCTTTTCTCTAAAAGCCGATGAGATGGGACGTGTGGGTGATGTGCTTTCTGCCACGTTCACTACATCTAACACCACGTTGCAGATGCTCGGCGATACGCTGAAGTATGCAGCTCCTGTGGCCAGTAGTGCCGGGGCCAGTATCGAACAAGTTGCTGCGATGGCTGGCTTGTTGGGTAATGTTGGTATTCAGGGCAGCATGGCGGGTACCGCATTACGTGCGGCGTTTTTACGTTTGTCTGCGCCGCCCAAAGTTGCGGCGGATGCCTTAGCCAACCTAGGTGTTGAAGTTAAAGATCTGGATGGCAACTTACGCTCGGTTCCTGAACTATTGCAGGAATTAGCAAAAGCCACAGAAGGCTTAGGGTCTGCTAAAAGAGCAGAAGCCATTAAGCAAATCTTTGGCTCAGAAGCTTCCGCAGGTTTAACAGAGTTGCTCAAACAAGCAGGCTCGGGTGCGTTGGATTCTTATATCCAGCAGTTACAGCAAGCGAAAGGCACCGCCGATACCATGGCTAAAAAAATGAGTGCCACCACAGCGGGTAGCCTGAAGCGATTGGGCAGCGCACTTGAAAGCGTTGCTATCAGTATTGGCAGTTTATTGTTACCAACCATTGCTGCAGGCGCTCAGCTGTTTGCCGGAATGGCCAGCTGGGTGTCGGGTGCTGCGCAAGAATACCCATGGCTTACTAAAGTGATAGTCGGTGCAACGGTAGGTTTAGTTGCACTGAAGGTGACTGCTATCGCTGGCGCTTATGCGTTCACTTTTTTAAAAGGTGGTGTACTTAGCTTGGTGACTGCATACCGAACCTTGAGTGCTGGCATCGCCATGGCGCAAATGGGCATGGCGCGGATGAATGTCCTATCGGCTCTATCTGCTGTTCGAATGGGAGTGGTGACCGCAGCGCAATGGGCAATGAATGTAGCCATGACTGCCAACCCGATAGGACTCATTGTTGTGGGTATTGCCGCATTAGCGGGTGCAGCTTTGATGCTGATTAAATACTGGGAGCCCATCGGTGAGTTCTTTTCAGGCCTTTGGGACGGTGTAAAAAATATTACCAGTGGTGCCGTGGATTGGCTGCTAGGCAAGATGAACTTACTAGCAAAGCCTTTCGAGTTATTAGGTTCTGCCTGGAGCGCTGTTTCTGGTTGGCTAGGGGGTGATGAATCTGAGGATGCGCCATCTTCAGGTAATAAACGAAAGCTAGCGACAGCCGCCATTGGGGCATCGCTAGCGGCGCAACCTGCAATGGCATTGCCGGATTCAACGGTCAACGCACTACCTCAAATTCAAGCAGTCAGCGCTGCTACTCATAACCAACAGTCCGTCAGTATTGATGCGCCAATTACCATTCATGCTGCACCCGGTATGGATGAGAGAGCTATTGCCGGTGAAGTTCAAAAAGCACTGGAACAACGAGAGGCGCGAGCGGCAAGTCAACAACGAGGTGCTCTGTATGATGAAAGTTAAGGTGGTGCCATGAGCGAAACCATGGTGGCGTTAGGCAGTTACCGATTCTCCATCGACAGTGCGGCTTATCAAGAACTAAAACACAGCCAAGCCTATCGTTGGCAAGCGCAAGAGCGATTACAACGCCGACCAGCCATGCAATTTTTGGGAGCCGGTGAAGAATCGATCGAGCTTAGCGGTGTGATCTATCCACACTTTAAGGGCGGGTTGGAACAGCTGGATACCATGCGTACTGAAGCTAGCAAGGGGCAGCCGTTGTTACTGGTGGATGGATTAGGTTTTGTCTGGGGACAATGGGTTATTACTCAAATTAATGAAGGGCAATCGTTCTTTCAGGGGAATGGTCAACCGCTTAAACAAAGCTTCCAACTTAAACTTGTGAATTATGGAGCGGATAACTAATGGCGACTTATCGAACACGCGATGGCGATATGTTGGATGCAATTTGCTTGTCGTACTACGGCCAGGCGGATGGTTATCTTGAGTCTGTTTTAACTGAGAATCCCGGTCTTGCTGATATGGGGCCGGTCTATCCCTCTGGCTTATTAATCGAGCTGCCGAACCTATCTGAGCAAAACCGAAGCCAAGAGACTATTCGTCTATGGAGCTAATACATGAAACCAAGCTTTAGAATTCTGGCGAACCAGCAAGATATCACTGACACAATCCGAGATCGTTTGTTATCGCTTCGCATTACTGACGAGGCAGGCAATCAATCGGATACGGTTGAGCTGCAACTGGATGATCGCGATACAAAAATACAATGGCCGAGCCATGGAGCTGAGTTGGATATTTCTCTAGGTACCGATCAAAACCAATTGACCCGAATGGGTTTATACATTGTTGATGACATCGAGTATTCAGGCCCACCAAACACCATCACTGTTCGCGGCAATGCAGCGGATATGCGCGCTTCAATCAAGGCGCCTAAAACCCGCAGTTGGGGTGGTATTACGCTGGGCGATTTGGTGCAGACGATAGCAGGCGAGCATGGTTTATCTGAAAAGATATCTGAGCAATTGGCTTTGATCGCCATTGAACACATCGATCAAACCAATGAATCTGACTTGCACTTATTGACACGCTTAGCTCGGCAACATGGCGCCGTAAGCAAACCCGTTGCAGGCTTTCTGGTATTTGTTTCCAAAGGCGAAGCCAAGTCAGCCACCGGGCAGCAGTTGTCATTAGTTGAGATACCAAAGCACCAAATTTCCCGGCACCGTATGACGCAAGCAGAGCGTGGTAAATACCAATCCGTGAAATCCTACTGGCATGACAATGACACAGCGGAAAAACAGAGTGTATTAGTCGGTGATGGCGAGCCGGTCTTTGCCATTCGCCATACCTACAACGACGCCCAAGAAGCGACAAGAGCGGCTACAGCTAAACTGCAAAGCTTACTCAGAGGCACAGCCATGCTTTCGCTAACATTACTCGGCAGGCCGGAGCTACAAGCCGAAGGAAAGTTTCGTATTGCAGGTATCCGCGATCCGGTAGATGGTGATTGGGTCATTAACCGTGTTGAGCACCAACTAGATTCCAGTGGATTTCAAACCCGGTGTGATGCTGAAGTCCCCAATAACTGATAAGACTTTGTTGTATTTGAAACCGCCCATGAGGCGGTTTCGTCATTTTAGGAGGTTGTAAATGGCACCAGCCAAAGAAAAAGAAAACGGCATGGTGGTTGTGCCGAAAGACGAATTTGAAAGCTTGTTGAATAGCGCCGCAGAGCGCGGTGCTGAACGTGTACTAGCGCATCTAGGTTTAGAAAACGGCCACGCCGCTAGGGATATACGAGAGCTTCGAGACTTGTTGGATGCTTGGCGGGATGCCCGGCGTACCGCATGGCAAACCGTTATCAAAGTTGCCACTACAGGCATTCTCGCCACCTTGCTGCTAGGCGCAGCCATAAAACTAAAACTGTTCGGAGGACAATAATATGCTGACACTATTAGGTAGCCTGCTTGGCTTTATATCCAGTGCCTTGCCCGACTTGCTGAAAATCTGGCAAGACAAACAAGACAGAAAACACGAGCTACAGATTCTTGATCGACAGATGGAGCAAATGCGCCTTGGTCATAACCAACGGCTAGAAGAAATTACCGTCAATGCGGATATCAATGAAAGCCTTGCGTTGCTGAAACACGACAGCCAACCTTCTGGAGTAAGGTGGGTGGATGGACTTCGAGCTTCAGTACGACCGGTGATCACTTACGCTTTTTTCCTATTGTTCACCGCCATCAAAGTCAGCGCGTTATATGTATTGGTCTTCGATCAAGGCCTAGATTTCGTCATCGCTTTGCCACAAATCTGGGACCCAGAAACACAAGCATTGTTTGCAGCGGTGATGAGCTTTTGGTTCGGCCAACGAGCATTGGCAAAAGCCAGGGGGCAGTGATATGCGCCATATTACCCAAGATGGCATCGACTTGATCAAACGATTCGAAGGCTTTAGCTCGACGGTTTATATCTGCCCGGCAGGTTATCCGACGATTGGTTACGGCCACTTGGTTCGTGACCATGAAAAGTTCGAAGCAATTAGTCAGGAAGACGCAGAAGCCTTACTTCGGATAGATGTCGAATCAGCTGAACGTGCCGTTCTGCGGTTAATCAAAGTTCCCCTTACTGATGGCCAGTTTGATGCGTTGGTTTCATTTACCTTCAACTTAGGCTCCGGCGCATTACAGTGTTCGACGCTACGTAGGAAGGTCAATCGACAGGCTCATAGTGAGGTACCCACCCAGCTTGTCAGGTGGGTATGGGCTGGTGGGCGAAGGTTGAATGGGTTAATCAGGCGCAGAGCGGTAGAGGCAAAGCTCTACCAATTACAAACCTAA